GTTACAGCAGATAGCACAGATACTAATTTAAGAGACAGTTTTCAGTGGACAAGTTTTGGAGAAATTATTGATGATGCCTCAACTTATTTAAATAGTGCATATAGTTCGATAAGACTAGATTCAATGCAGTTTAGTTCTATTCCTGCTCGTAAATTTAGAATCAGAGGAATAAAAGTAAGGATTCCAGGAGCAGGTGCATCTAGTTCTGGTACTCCTACTATTGATAGTTCTACTGGTCGAATTATTTATCCAGATGGGTATATTTTTAATGGAGTTATGGGTGCTGCTGTATGGACTTCGTGCCCTGCGATGGTGTTACTGGACTTGCTTACGACTTCAAGGTATGGATTTGGAGATCACATAACAGATAGTTCTCTTGATCTTTT